TCTGTAGAAAATGTACAAAACAGTTTATTGCTCATATCATCATTATAATAGGTTGCGTCGAGATCGTAATCGAACGTGGGTGCTGTAACTAATTGCATTTTATATAAATATTAAACTGTTTTATAAACCTAAATCTTTACTGTATTTAAATTTTACTGGGTATTTGTTATCTTTTTCTAGTATTTTTTTAATACCTTCTAATGTTTCTTTACCATCTTCCTTACTAAAGTCAAAAAGCAAAGCATCATATGTATAAAGTACCAATTTAGTCTTTTTATCAACTAGGTACCTTAATATATCTTTCAATATAAGAATATTATTTGAGGTTTCCAACGATTGCATCATATAATTCATTAATTTTGCTGGATGCATCTCTTTTAGGTTAGTAGTAAATGGTTTTCCTGATTGAGGATTACACACTATTCCTGTTTCTTTGTAGACTGACCACATATTATCTATGAATTCCTGTATCAGTACAAAAATTTCTAAGTCTTTATGCTCTTCTGGTATTTTTCCATATATTGCTTGGAAGTTAATTTGTTTAGCTTCTTTATATTGGTCGTCAGTTATATTTTCTGTACCAAAATAGTGTTTTGCTAGTTGCTTGTGGGCAGATTCGTCAGTAAGTCTGTACCCAATCTGATCGCAAAGTAACCTAAGGTGATAGCCATCGAAATCGAACTCAACAAAATAGTCTTGGGTTGGAACGAAACATTTGCGGTGTTGTTCACTCTTAGGAATAGCAGCGAAATTAACAGAATTAAAAGCATTAGTAGGTCTAGAAGTAGCATTGTATAAATTATAATAGGTTAGTACTTTCTTGTTATATATATTATATTCAGGTTCTCTTGGATTAAAGTTCTCTACAAAAGTATCGTGCTGTATACCTAATCCACTTTGTTCTATAAGGTAGAATACTGATATTGCTGTATGATTATAGAATTCAAATCCGTCTGGTATATCATACTCTAATACATGTTTAACTTTATTAAATACTTTTTCACAGCTTTCATATAATTTAGATATAGGTATTATCTGATTTATATTACTGTTAAGTCTATGTTTATTATAAAAGTAGTTTAACGTATTAGTTTCTCTTTCGTACTCTAACCTTTGGTATTTAACCATTGAATAAAGTAGTGCTATATCAATTACTCCAGGTATATTAATATGGTAGAGCAGTTTTTTCTTATCTAAGGTATATACTTTATTGGCTTTACTTAGAATAGCTATAACACGTTTTATATCTACATTTAAACCTTCATCGTGTTTTATAGGGATTATATAACCATGAGTACTTTGTAGTAATCTTATATAAATTGCTACAGTGGAAGTTAACTTAGGATGGTAGTTATCATTAGAACTGATTATGTCGACATAGCAACCTAACCTAACTAATTTTTCTAATGATTGAAGCTTTGCTTCTTCTTCTACTATATAAAACATTATTATAACCTTTAATATAATATATGAAAAATATTTTAAGCTACAAACTAATAATAGTTATTACTTGAAATATTATTATTGTTCGAAGTATAATTTGTTTCTGAGATGTCACCATCTGGTATGTTGAATTCTTGATTATTACCTCCTCCGCTGTAACCTCCTCCAGAGCTTGTGTTTGAAGTGGTGTTATTCTCTGCTGCAAGTAGGTAGGGTATTAACTGTCTATGTGGTTCAGTTGTATGTACTGCTCCTTCCATTGCTCCTTTGGTTGGATGAACGTGATAAAATCCTTTATAATCTTGATTAGAACCTTTAATTTTATATCTACCTCCAGATGTATATAGGTTAGTTTTAGTCTTTATAGGTATAGGCTTATTAGGTTTAAACCTTGGTTTTGCTTTCCGGATAGGATGCTGTTGCACCGATGGTGTTTGTTTTTTAATAATCCTCACTTGTTCCCTTGGAGGAAGTTCTTCAAACTTGTAACCTTCAACGTCTGATTCTATATCTGCAAATTTACCATAGTCGGTTATATATTCATCTACATTTGGAACCTCTAATGATAGTTTAAGTATACTTTCTCTATTTCTAGATGCTGCTCCTTTAAAGTTGTACCCTTGATTAAATATATCTTTAACAGGTTTTTCTAACACCCAATTTACTTCACCCTGTTTAATATACAGTAGTGTTTTAGCTAAATCGTAATTCTTCTTTAATACTTCAGTTACGTTTCCGTTTCTAGTATCATGTATAAAGTACCTCTTAAAGTACCCTGTTTTATAGTTTTGAGGTGTAGGGAAAGTATTTTCTGCAGTAAATGTGCTTCCTTCTCCTACAAACTCCTCATCATGCTCATGATCAGGAACTTTTTCTATTTCTTCAGAAGATTCAGTAGGACCTGTCCCCGTAAATGTCTTTCCTTGAGGTGTTTCGTAATAAGGTCCCTCATAAGGTGCTCCTGATGATGCAAGTGTAAATTGCCCTAGAAGTGCAAATAGTCCTTTAAGTACTTTAAACGCTGGTAACCACATATTATGCTGTATAAGTTTTTATTTTTCCTGCTGTTGCTAATCGTTTTGCTTCAGCTAATTCTGCATTTCCTTCACTTCCTCGACCCCATGAGAAGTGGAAATGTACACCAGTTGCTTTTACTGTCATTCTTTTATATTCATCTTTAAACCTAATTGAACTGGAAGAAGAACCTGCTGCAAACCCTTGTATTATAGCTAGTACTTTTTTGTAGTTACTAACTGAATATGGTACTATTGTAAAGTCTAAAGCTCTTCCGCTTTTATGTCTACTGGTATACTCTGTAATATTCTGGTGGAACTTGTCATTTCCTGAGGTAAATCTTAATTTGATTCCAGGTGCTTCTGATTTAACTGTGTTAATTAAAGCAGTTCCTATTTTTAAAGTATCAGAAGTTATATCTCCTCCGTTAGCTAATTCTGTTCCTTTTTCAGAGAAGCCAGCTGATTTAATTACTGCTCTTAATTTATCTGCATTTGGTGTATCACCGGTAAATTCTGTTGCTACTGGATCATTATATCCCTCTGGTTCTGGTTGTTCGGTCAAATCTACTAAAGTTGAAATATCTGGGACTATTCCTGATATTGGCAACATAAACATATTAGTTTTTAAATCCACATACCACTTATTATCTGATCCTATTTTATGTGAAACTCCGGTAATAACAAATCCAACTCTTCCTCTATACCTTTGTGGAAGTATTTCTTCAGTAATGGTAAATGCCTCACCAATTTTTAATCCAGCGATACCTTGCATTGTTAGGCTCATTTCAATAGGTAGTAATATATTAGTAGGTTCAGGTTTCTTTTTCAGTCTGCTTTTAAGTTGAAACATTTTTAAACAAAACTGCATTGCCTCTCTATGCGAAGTATATATAGATGCAAAGTTACTGTTATCATTAGTTTTCACTGTTCCGTAACTATAGTATGCTTTTGCTATCTCAATCTTATTCTTTTGCCGTGTTTCTGCATTCCTTAAACTATCTTTAGGAAATTCTTTTTTATCTTTTTCTTCTTCAGATTCTTTTGCATTATTCCACCTATCGACTGCTCCGTTATTGAACTGCACTAAGTTATCTTGTCCTTTTAACTTAGAACCACCTGCTGCTGCTGCTATTGCTAGCATTGATGCCATATTACCTGAGATTTTGCTTGATAAACTGTAAGATGTTACCATTGATCCTAATCCCATAATATCTATTAATGGTAATTTATCTTTATGACTAATTGGGTTGTATAGATTCCTATCTACTACCATCCATTCGTCTTTTGCTTTGTTTAAATGTAAATCTAAACTATTAACTCCTCCTAAATTAGTACTTACGTCTCTTAGCACAGTTTTAACTAATTGAAATACAGATGTTTCTGTATCACTATCTTTTACTTTTTTTACTGCTGCACGCTGTAAGCTTTGCAGGTACGCTAAGTTTATTAATATATTTAGAGGTGCTTTAGCTTTAAGGTCTTTTGAATCTTTTAGTTCTTTCGGTATTTTAGCGTTAGCTTTGTATCCATATCCGGTAAAAGATTTTACATCAGGCATTTGTCCTCCTTCAAACTTTGTATTCCCTGATTTGTAAGGGATTCCACATATGTAAGGGTCTGCTGAAACATGTCCAGGGAATGTTATGTACTCTTGTGCGTCTATATTTAAATCAAACCTTGTTTTGTCTGCTCCAGATTTTTCTTTTGATAGTACTTGAGTATTTAGTATATAGAGCAAATCTCTTATAGTAATGAAGTATTGATAATCCGTACTACTGTCTTCGCTGTTATCTGCTGCTTGGGCTAAACCGGACTTATATACTTTTATATTATTGTCTTTAGGGTATAGTTTTTTTAAGTATTCGTCTAATTTAGAAGTGTTAGTTAAGGCTTTAAATATTTCTAACAGAAGATCATTATCATCTTTCTTTGCTTTTCCTGAAGAATTTCCTGATGAACCTTCGGCATATTTTCTATGTCCATTTTTTTCATCGTAACCTGTGTAGTATGTTGATTTAACCGATTCTATAACTTCACCTTTACTCATAAGTTTAATAGAACAATCATAACTACCATCTGTTCCATAGTCCCAACTAAAATTAATAACTTTACCGATCATTGCATCGTAGTTATTTCCAGAATCTTTCTTTTTCTTTTTTATCTCCGCTGTTAGTTCCGGTAGTGTTTTTGTAGCTTTTAAAAAATCTTTGGTTACCGATCCAACTCCGGTTTCCATTTGACCCGTATAATTAAGGTACACACTATTCCCCCATTCAACCAACATTGTAAACCCAGGTTTAAAGTACAGTTTTTCTATTATATCTAATTGTTCAATAGACCATGCTTTTATCTTTACTTCTGCTTCTCTAAGTGTTCCGTATTGACTTTTAGACCTTATTGAAAAGTCCGTAATACCCATCATAGGTACGTACCCTCCAATTTCACTAAACTCATATGAACTTCTAGTAGGTACTTCTGTAGCTCTGCTTACATCAAATCCGGTTTTTCTATATTCCTGTAATTTTCCGTTAGTTACTTTGTTATAGACTGTACCTCCAGACAGAATATTCTGTGATGCTAGTATACTGCTTTTATTATCCTCGAGGTTATAAAATGTTTCTAATTCGGTTTTATAAGATGGACTTTTTTGTGCAGCTATTATACTTTTCATATAATCTTCTGTAGAGTCATCCAAACCATTGACTCCTGAAATCATCCTTATATAAGAACTATCGTTATTAATAAAGGTTGTTCTTAATACATCTTGTCTTTCGTTCTCATCAGTTAACAGCAGTTTGCGGTACTTAAGCTGATAGGATACGTTCTCGTCTAATGGTACGCCGAATGTTTTTGCCATTACCTATTGTTATTAAGTTCTCTGTACTCGTCTTTAATAGCTTGTATGTCGGAAGGAATTCTTAATTGTTTACCGGGCTCAACTACTAGTGAATCTCTTTTACTATTATTAACAGAAGCTATAACCCACCATAGCTGTGGATCTTTATAGTACTCCAATGCTAATGTATCATACCTATCTCCTGCTGTTGATATTACATATATATCATTAAAAGACGGTTTTATTATTGGGAATATTACATTTCTCCTGTACCTAATACCGTTTTTAGATTGTTTTAATAGTATGTCTTTATACCTGTTCATCCTCTTTATTTGCTGTTACTACTACTTCATCTAACTCAACTTCTGGTTTTGTTAATCTATTTTTTCTCCCAATAAACTTATTTCCAAATTGAGGCGCTACTGTATGTATAGGTGTGAATGTTATACTGACGTCTAATATAGTAGGTACTTCAGGTATACCCTCTATTCCTTTATCTAAGTCAGTTAAGCGTTCAAAACTACCAGAATCATCTGTACCGTATGCTGAGGTTTGCCAGGTGTAATCTGTACTCCAGTCAAAGGTTACTTGTTCTACAATACCTGGTTCCTGTATTAAGTAATCCCCTACTGTAACCGCTGCAAAGTTACCTCTCATGAAATTATTTGCTGTATAGGTAGGTGCTGTTACTCCTGCTAATAAATTTAGCTTAGCATATAAAGGTTTTAATTCATCTACTGAACTAGCTGCTACTTTAAATCCAAAAGTAATTGCTCTGTTAAAGCCTTCATAGTTGCGGAAGTCTTCTGCTCTACCTAAATACTTAAAAGACCCCCAAGTCCCTGTATAAGCGTCATTGAAACTAGTTAAATATGCTCTAAAAGGTAAAATTGTTACATCTGGCAGCGCATCACGTGAGTTTTGAGGTGTGATTATCTTAAAGTTAAATTCAATTAAGTCTTTAAAGGCTTCTTTTGTTTTTTCTTCTATTGCTCCTGTATCTAATGCATCTACTATTCCTATAGACCCTCTTTTTGGAAACTTAGCAGTAATCCTATCTTTTGGTTTTAATTTATAAGTCTCACCGTTTTTATCTTTTGGGGATTCTACTTCAGTAGGAGTTAAGCTTATTTGTTCGAATCCTTGAGCAACTCTAGTATATAAACCTTCTGCTCTTGTATTTTGAATTAATTCTGTTGCTTTAAATCCTACAGGTTCAGTTCCGACTCCTGATGCGTAGTATTCTGTGTCTAAATCTTCTGGTTTTGCAGGAGTATTGTTAGATAAGGTATCTTGTCTTCTTTGCTTTCTCGATCTTTTAGCATCTTCCAATGTTGTTTTACCTGCATCTGTGATAGATAAATTAGCTGTTGTTGTGCCGAAGTCATCAAACTTAGTTAGAAGAGCTCCTCGTTCTTCTTGTCTCTCGTCTCCTTCAATCTTAGTATTAATTAATTCTCCGTTTAGTGATGCTCTATGTCCTTGAACTTTAGGTAAGTAACCTCTCTTCCCCATAAATCCTTCAACAAAGTGAGTACCTGTTCCATTTACTGGAACTTGTGCAACCATCGATGCAATTGCTTTTGCTGATGACCATCCTCCTGAAAGTACTTTACCTATAAATGACCTACCTTTTGATTTTGACTGTATGCTTTTTTCAACTACACTTAATGCTGTTTGATTTGCTATATGTTTTAGACCTGGTCCAGTAGCTAGTAGCGATGTAATTCTCTTTAAATCATCGGTTCTACGAGTTACTTCCATAGCAAGACTGTTAGTACCAGGAGGATTATTTATATCCTTTGTTACTAAAGGAGCTTCTGCACCAAAGTCCCCATACTTAAGATCTCTTAAGTCTGTTTCTAGGTCTATTAACGGCATACTCTACTGTGATTTATTGGGTTAAATCTTGTGCTCTCTGATCAATTCCTACTTCCGGAAGATTATCTAAATAATTATTAGCAGGTTTTTTACCTTTCAAACTTAATGTAGTTTGTGCTGCTAAAATATCTGGATCGTCTGTGATTGACGACTTATAGTGCAAAGTAGATGTTGTTTTAGCAGCATCTCTTTGAGCAGGAGTCTGTCCTTTTAATCCGTGTACTGAATCTTTTAAATTGTTTAATATTGACATTATTATAGTGTTTAGTGTTATTATAAATAGTTTATTATGTACTTAGTCTAGAACTTAATACTAAAGCTTCACCTACTTTACTTCCGTCAAGGTAAACATCACCTCCTGATCTTACTAAACTAATTAATTCTTCCAGGAGTTTTTCTACATTCCCACCTAGTTTTGTTCCACCAGCCATGGTTATTGTATCCTTAGGATTAGATCTAATTGTAAAATCATCTACCTCCATAGAATCTGCAGAACGTGATTTGGATTGTTTTATATCTCTTACTGCGAGTCCAGCATCTATTGCTACGGATGCTGCTGTTCCTATACCAGGTATAAGGCTTGCTCCACCGGATGCTAATTCTAGTGCTGCTCCTGCGTAATCGCCTTTTGCTGCTCTGCTTATAGCAAATCCGACTCCTGCTAGTGCTCCAATTATAGGTATTTTTTTAAGTAACGATTTACCAACTGCTTTTGCTCCTATTTTACCAGCTGTCTTTGCTAAGTTTTTACCTCCTGTTTTTGCAACAGTTTTTGTAAGTGTTTTAGCGCCTGCCTTACCCCCCATACCTAATACACTTTTAAGACCTTTTGCTCCTTTTGTTAAATTTTTAAAAACCTTTAAAAGGCCTTTAAATTTTTTGAATATAGAAAGAGCTCCAATGGCGCCAACAGTAGTTAATATAAGTCCTGAATATTCTGTCATCTTAGAAAAGAATCCTGCTATTGTTTTTAATGGATCTCCTAAAGCTTTAACTGATTCAGTCATTTCTTGCTGTAATTCTAGTTGTGCTTCTGCTGCAGTTTTTGTTTCTAATTGGCGCAGTAGTTCCTCTGCTCCTGCTGTTCCTCTAATTTTTGCTAATGCTGCTTCTCGCTTTTCTTCATCTTTTATAAGAAGTGCTTTTTCATATTGCTTCCTAACTGCTTCATCTAGAGATTTACTTTGATCTCCACCTAATTTATTTATTGCCTCTTGTTTTATTAACGTTGCTGCTACTTCCTCTCTAGACATCCCCATTGACTTAGCTAAGGCGTTTTGCTGTAATACGTTTAAAGCTCCAAATTCTTTTGCAGAACCCATTTCTCTAGCTAGCTCTGCTGCTAAAGTAGCTTGGTCTCCTGACAGGGCTGCAGCACGTGCTTTATCTAGGTTAATATCTCTACCTAGCAGTAATTCAGCCTCCATTTCACTAGCTAACGAGCTTTCAAAATCTAATAAGTTATCAGCTGCACTATTTAATTGATTGAAGTTTAATCCTAATTTCCTTGCTTGGTAAGCTGCTTTTGCAATTCCACCTGGGAATTTCTGAGTTGTTAATTGTGTTGCTGATGATGCTGATGCAACATCTTTCATTATATCTTGATACCTAACAGCAGATTTATTGCTGACGTTCTGTAGTTTTACTTGTCCTACTAAATTATCGTTAAAAGTTTTTAAATCTGTTCCGGATGCTGCTGTGAATTGTGCTAGTTTTGCTGCTTCTTCAGCAGAAATGCCTAACTTCTTTGTCATTGTACCGAAAGCAACTAGGGTATCGTCAGATAAGTCAGCTGTTACTCCCATTGCGTCGGACATTGCATGTTGAGTTGCAAGCATTTCTTTACTAGTAAGACTCTTTGTTGCTTTTCCTAGAGCAATAAACCTATCATCCAGTTTATCTGCTTCCTGGTATGACATGTTAAAATTCCTTTGCATGTCAACTAAAGTCTCATTTGTTCTAATAAGTCCTTTGGTGACTTTACCTACAGTAAACGCAAGTGCCATTTTTGAAACAGCTCCTAGAAGGGATTTACCGCCTGCAACCATTGCATTTCCTCCTTCTGCTGCTGCTTCTCTTGCTGATTTGGCAGCAGTTTCAAACTCCCCAAATACTTTACTCAAGCCAGGTATATCTTTAGCAAACCCAGCCATTTTATCAAAGAAGTTAGATTCCTCGTTTATTTTTTGTGCGGCATCGGCTACTTCTTCAAAATTTTGTGCTAATCTTGATGCTTCAGATGTAGCGGCATTAAGTTGCTTTAAAGTTTTATTAATAGCTCTACGTTCTTTATCTGAAGCGGTGACTCTAGCATCTGATAATACTTTAATTTGTGAATCTAACTCTGCTATTTTACCTTTTAAACGTGCTTGTGCTTTAGATGCGGTTGCTAATGCTTTTTCAGATTTTAGTTTATCTTTATCTAGTCTTGCAATAATTTTTGCTTCGTTCTGAATGCCTTTTACTGCGCTTGCGGAGTTTTTCATTGCAGAAGTAAACTCTTCTCCGTCTTTAGCTGCTTGGCTAATATTATTAACCATGTCCGCAAATGCGTTATTCGATACAATAGCATCTTCTCGTAAGTCAGCCAATCGTTCCCCAGCCTTAGCTAAATTTTCTGCTAATATTGCTGCTTCTTTTGGATCTGGTATATTTTTATTTACTTCTTCAGCCATTTGTAGGGTGCTTTATATAATATAAATAGCGAAGGCCTCTTTTATTTAGAAGCCTTTGCTGAATAATTAGGTTTTATATTAGGTCTTGCAATTTGCGGTTTAGATTTTGTGGGTTCTGGGGTTGATTCTTCGTTAATTTGTTGGAAGTGTTCTCTTATTTTATTATAAGTAAATTTTCTAAGCCAAATTGGCATATTATACACTGTATGCCAGTCGTATCCTCCGTTTCCATGAAATACTATGTCGTGTATTATACTAAATACATTTAACCTATATTCAGGCGTCAGGCCAAAAAAAGTTAAGCCCAATGGGCAAATCAACTTCCTCCTCTCCACCTTCTTCTTCTTTAAGGTTAAATACCATTTTTACATCTGGGTTAATTAATTGATATTCTGCTCTTAATGCTCTTGCGTCTTTAGCTAAAAGATATTCGTCAACAAAAGATCTAATGTCCTTTTGTTCTGATAATCCGTTGACTGAGGTTATTATTTTTTTAAGTCTAGTTGTAACTTCAGGAGAAGAATTTTTATTTATTTTCTTAAGACCCGTCAATTCTCTCTCTATACTTGTTTCATCACTATGTGTAAGTAACTTAAAAGTAACCGTATTACCTGTTGTTGGTAGAGCAAAGCTAAACTTATTTTCTTTTTCTTTAACTAAACTTTCATCTAAGTATTTTAATTCCAATTTAGATAAGTCAACTGTATGGTTTGTTCCACCTCTAGAAAAGGTATAGTCCTTTCCATAAGAAAGTACTCTAGCAGCAAACATGATTGCATTTTTATCGCCTACTAAAAGTTGATTGTAATCTACTCCTTCAGTTACAATTAGAGATTTAAGTAACCTATCAATTACAGTTCCGTTTTTAATGTAATTTTGGTTAGTTAAAATATCCTCCTCTTTAGCGGTCATATACTTCATTTCCACTTTGCCTGAAGCTAAAGCTGAACCTTCTGGGTATAGCAGCCCTTTAGATGGTAATTCTACTAATTCTGTAGGGACTTTAAATTGTGATTCCATAAATTTTATTTAGTTATAACTTGTTTATACTAATAAATATACGAAGAAAAAAGTTTAGAGCCAACAAAAAACCCGGATAAAATCCGGGCCTTTATAATAAGTAAGTAATTTCCTAGTAATTTAATACGCAGTAGTCCATTGCAACTGTAATTCCAATTTCTACAGCTTCATCTGAAGTCCAGTCGTATTGTCCAAAGTCTCCATTTGTTAGGATAGCTCCTTTAATGATCCATTCACCTACAATGTCTCCTACAGGTCCTAATATGTTTAAAGTTAAATCTTTTTTATAGAAGTCAGAATAACCAGCTCTACCTGTTACCGATTCGTATCCTAATCTTGCCCATTCCATTACGGCTTGTGCTCCAGAAGGAGTTACTGGATCGTATAGAGTCATGGTCATATCGTCCCATTCTCTTTTTCCTCTAATTTTTCTATATGAATTGATGTGGTCTAACTTGATAACGTTATCGGTAAAGGAAGGTGCTTTAACATTCTTAACCATGAAGGAAGGAA